CCCTCCTCCCTCCGTTGATAAACCCAGGCGACGGCGCCCGCCTGGCCCCTTGCTCGTCTCGCCTCGATCCTCCCCTCCCCCTCGAGCCTGATAACGGCGACGAGGATCGCGGCGTGTGTCCAGATCCACAGGCGGCGCCGTTGTCCGATGTAGTCGACGATCCTCCGTAGTGTCGGCGCCTCGCCCTGATCGATTGCGTCGAGCACGAGGCGCTCGAGCCTGTGTATCTCCCTCATGATCGCGCCTCGCCTACTTCGTGATCTTCCCGTTCTTCACCTGGCCGGGCGGCGGCGATAGCGTGAACGAGATCGAGGTGGGGACGCTGAGTTGCGCGCTCGTCGGATCGCTCGAGAGCGACTGATTCACGGCGACGACGGCGACGGTATGAGCCCCGAACGTCGGGATCGTGATCGCCTGCTGGATACAGGAGCACGCCGCGTTTAGTGTGGCAGGTACCACGATCGCCGCGCCTCCGTCGACGGTGACCCGGTACTCCGTCACGTTCTCGCCTGGCGCGTTCGGATCCCATTGCGCCTTTAAGGTTGTGGGTACCGTCTGCGCGTAGAGCTCGACTCGAGCGGGCCCGTTGAACATGGCACACGCGGCCAGGATGATCGCGGCCAGGGCGGCCAGGGTGATCCGTTTCATCATTGCTGCTTTTCTCCTGTGTTGAGGGTTCACGTTCTACGATTCGCCGGCGTCGTCGTCGTCGTCGGGATAGCGAACCTTGACCTTCTCCGATGATCCGACGAGAACGATCTCGATCCCGTGCCGGCGGTACGTCTTTTTGTTGTGCTTGTGCATGAGGGAGATCAGGGCCTGCTCGATCTTCGCGCCCTCGCCCTTGAGCTCCGCGGCCTCGTCGCGATTGCGGCGGAGCTCTTTCGCCTTCGACTCGAGCGGCCCGATCGCGGAGTCGTCTGTACCCGGGAGCTCGACCTGTTCCGGCCGTTTCTTTCTCACGCGCGCGCCGTCCTTTTTCGCCATGTTGCTTTTCTCCTCTATGCCCGGGCAATCGTCGCCGACGAGCGCGCCAGGCGCGTACGCTGGTCGGTCCTTCGTGGTTTCGCGGCGCCAGAGCACGGCCCCGCATTGCTTACACGCCTGCACCTCGAGCGCGTCGCGCGTTGCTCGATCTTCCGCCCGGTACCACGGGATCACGTGCGGCGTCATCGTTTCACCATCGGGAACGCCGGCGGCCGGAGGCGCCGCCAGAGCTCCTCGCCGCGATCGTCGAGCTCCTCGAGCTTTTTCGCGAGCTCGTCGAACCCGCCGAACCCCTCGCGGATCACGCGGTTCGCCGGGAACGCCGGCCGCGGCCTCGAGCTCGCCTCCGGAACCGTCGCGCCGCATCCCTCGCATTGTGTGAGCTCAGGGCCGCCGCGGCCGCAATATGAGCACCTGGCGCGCCGCGTCGCCGGCGGCCCGTCCGGAGTCGAGCGGCCCACTACTCGCGGCCTCCGAACACGAGCACGGCGAACACGAGCGCGATCAGGATCGCGAGGGCGGCCTTCACGCGCTCGCCCGCTGATCCGCGCGATACTCCTCGCGCCGTTCCGCCCAGGCTTTCCAGCACTCGCACCGATCCTTCCGCGCGACGCCGGCGCCGTCGACGGTATCGATCCAGCCGGGCGAGAGCGCACACCGATCGCAATGAACGAACGGCCCGACGCCGTTTTTCCGGAGCGCGGCCGCCAGGTTCTCGAGATCGTGTGACCACATGCCGTGCCGATCGACGATCTCCGAAAACTCCTCGATATCGTGTTTCCGGAGGCGCCAGGTTGGACGGCCGCGTTCGTCGACGGCGGGATCGCCGTTTTTCGTCGTCGCGCGCGCACAGTGGCAGAGCTCGTGATCGAGGAGCGCGCGCCGCTGCTCGTCGGTGACCCGCTCGTCTTTCCAGAACGCGCGCCGGAGGAGGATCACGAAATCGAACGCCGCGAGCTCCCGATCGAGATCGCTCGCGCGTTTCGCCATGCCGATCTTCGTGCGGCCGTCGGCGTCCGGTTGCCAGGTGAGGTTCCACGCGATCGCGAACCGGGCCGGCCGGAGCTCCTCGTGATGATCGCGAACGAGCTCCGCGAGCATCGCGTATACCGGGTGCCCGCCGACGTGATCGCGCTCGATCAATTCGTACCCGACGCGTCGAGCCGTCGTGTTGCCCTTCGGTCCTTTGCCTTTTGCCATGCTGCCCTCCTCAGTCGAATAACGACGGCGCCGCGGGATCTGCGACGGCCGCTTCCGTGATTGTGATCGCGACACCTGGCCGGCCGTCGATCGGCGCGTACTGCTTTGCGATCCGAACTGCTACGACCTGGCCGTCGTCGGCGTAGACGACGCCGGTGAGGCCGTCGAGCACGCACCTCGCGAGCTTGTCGGCGTCGGGCCTCGTCGTATGCGAGACCGTGACGTTCGCGAGCTTGATCGGGCGCGCCAGGTAGAACCGGAGATCGACGACGACGGGCCCCGCCATGAGCTCGCCCTGCACGAGCGGCCCTCCGCGGCGGGCCTGGATCGCGGCGTCCATGATCGTTTCCTGCCAGGCTTTCGCGTTCGGGTTGTCGTTCGTGATGTAGGCGCGCGGCGCGATCCGCTTGCCGGTTTTCCGGAACCGATCGACGGCCGCGAGCACGTCGCCGAACACGACGAACGCTTTCGCGGATCCCTTCGTTTGCGGATCCCCGTCGACCGTGAACGAGAGAGCTCGAGCGCCGACGAATTTCGTGATCATCGGGCTCGATCCTCAGTTTTTCCACAGGTTTTGCACAGCGTAACCCGTTGATCTAACCCGTTCGTACGCTTTGGCTTGTGTCGTTTTTCGCGCCGTCGGCATATCTTGGGGTGTTGAAATCTCGCCTTATCCGTTGTACGTACTCTTCTGGTTGTACCGAGTACGGAGATCCGGGCCTGTGCTCTTGTCATCAGCCTACGTACCTCCGAAGTACTAGGAACCCGACTCCGAACGCGTCGTGAGGCCCTCCGCGGGCCCGCCGGCGCCCCCGCCCTCCGGCGTCGACACCTCGCCGGGCCCGACTTCCCTCGAGCGCCTGGCCGGCCGCCTGGCGCCCTCCGCGGCCGCGTGAGCTCGAGCGGGTTCCGACTTCGCGCGCCGTTCGATCGTGCCCTTGCACACGGCCAGGATGGTACGGGCGGCCTCGAGCTCCGCCGTCTGGAAAAACTCGACGGCCGCGTCGGCCGGGTTGCGCTTTCTCGCCATGGTTCAGATCTCCTCGTTTGCTGGTTTACGCGTTCGATCGGTGCGGCCCCTGGCGCCGCCGTTTTTCGTGCATCGGGTGACGGCGTTCTTTCTCGCCGGAGAGCGTCGGCGCGCCGTCGCGCGTCGGGTTCTTGTGTTCCCGCTCGTGAACGTCGGCGTCGACGGCGGCCGCGTCGGCCGCGGCGGCCAGGCGGCGCGCCGCACGATCGGAGGGTTGCTCGAGCTTCGCGATCACGTCGCACAAGTGACAGCCGGCGCCGCCGCGTTCCCTCGAGCTCGAGCACGAGCCGAACGCGCATCCCTCGAGGCGCCGGCCGTCCGGACCCGTGCCCGTGCGGATCGCCTCGCGAACCCGCTCGACGAGCTCGTCGACGTTCACGAGCCGGCCTCGTGAAACGGACAGCGAACCCGCCGCGGCGCTCGAGCCGTGAGCCCGCGGAGCCGCGGCGCCGGGATCGTATGCCCGCAATCGAGCACGACGAGCGCGAATTCGTACGTCCGGATCCCGTTCCGGTTCGGCACGATCCGCCCTCGACGAACGGAGAGCACGCGGCGGAGCCAGGCGGCCGGCGCCGGTTTCGCGAACCTCCTGATCTCGAGCTCGATCGCGTCGGCGATCTCCGCCTCCGGCGCGAGTCGATCGTGGTGGATCTCGTGCGCCAGGAACTCCGCGCGCTCGCGGATCGTTTGCTTCCCTGGCGCCCGATCGAGCACGGGCCGATACGTGTAGGCGGCGCCGCTCACGCCGTTTTCTCCTCAGTCGGCGCCGCGGGCCCGTCGAGCCGAACGATCTCGATCCGGAATCCGCCCTTCGGATCCGTCGTCGTGTATTGCTTTTTGATCTCCGGCGGAACATCGACCGTCGTTTTCTTCTGGTATTTCCCGTTGATCACGAACGGGCCCGCGATCCCCTCCTCGATCCCGCGGAGCTCCTCTTTGATCGCCTTGTCGAGCCGATCGAATTCGCGCGCGCCGGCCGCGAGCTCGTCGCGCCGCGCGAGCCGCTTTATGAGCTCCGGATCGGTGAGCACGACGGCGCCTTTGCCGATCAGTGGCGGGTTGCATTCGTTCCCGTACCACGCGCATCGTTTACACTCCGCGGCGTCGCCCTCGAGAAACGGCGGGAGCGTGTTCGCCTCGACGTGATCGATCGCCTTCTCCGCGCGCGTGAGGAAATCCTCCATTCGCTCGAGGTGCTGATCGAGCTCGACGGGGAGGAGTTTCGGGATCCCACTCCGATCGAGGAGGAGAAATCCGAACGGTTCGCCGGCGCCGAACAAGTACGAGAGTAGCTGGTGGGCGCCGCCCTTCGTCCATGGGTTGTCGAATAGATCGGCGAACGTCTCGATCCGATCGGTCATCATCGGCGACCACGCCTTGACCTCGAGCGGCGGCCGCGCGCCGGCGATCTCGATCCGCGCGTCGACTTTGCCGGAGATCGCGACGCGCCCTTTGCGGTCCTTCAATTGAAACCGCTCCTGCTGCCCGATCATCGTGAACGGCGGATCGGAGTCGCGGCCGATCCGCTGTAGATCGATCAGGAGATCGCGCTCGCGATCGTCGCCGCGGCGGAACCGCGCGAGCACCTCCGCGGGCCAGGGCGGGAGCTTATCCGGGCGCGCCATCTCGTACACCATGCGACGGACACACGTCCGATACGCCGACG